CCGCATATTGGGCTAATAAGGTTAAATGGTGACAACATGGCAGACTACATCGGAGCGACCCCGCAAGTAAACCCTTTGTTGGGGTTGTTAGCCGACCGTCTGAAGCAAGCGCAACAGTTTGCCGCCAAGCCGTTTGGCTACCAAAACCCACCCGCTGAAATGCTGATGAACCTTTTAGGGATTCCAGCAATACAGCAGACAGCCGAGCGCATGGCTTACGGTGAGCCTTTGACCACTGGCAGGGGTATGACTACCCAAGTGCGCCCTGAAGTCTTAGAGGCGGCTATGACGGTTGCTCCTGCCGCTGGTTTGCTTGGTAAGGTAACGAAAGGTATGCCTGCTGGCTTAAGCGTAAAGCCAATGGATGATGTTGCGGCTTTGTTAAGCCCTAAAAAATCAAATTTTGATGTTGTCCGTAAAGATGCTTCTGACATTTTTGGTGCTGGTGCTGAACGCCTGAAATATACAGACCCTAAAAGCGGTGGAACTATGGAAGTCTTGGCAAAGCCAGACGGCACAGCCTCTGTTTTGAGTCTTGAAGTTCCAGAAACTTCTAGAGGAAAGGGCATTGGGCAAAGCCTGCAAGCGCAAGTAATGCAAGACTTTCCTGAAATGATGGGTCAAGTATCTTCTAAGGCCGCTGCAAAAACTGCTTATAGACTAGGACGTAGACCACCTTTTGAGCCAGATGCAACGCTAGAAGATGTTTACAAATTGATGGATGAATACTCGTCTGTAAACCTTGTTTCTCCTGAAATGCAAAAACGATTTGGACAAAGAACTAATCTGTTAGACTAAAGTTAGATTAACTAGACCAACAAGCCGAAAGGAATTGGTAAACAAAATGAGTAAAGTAGGACGCCCAATGGGTAAGCTACATCAAGATGATGTGCGAAAGAAAATCCAAGTAAGTCAATTGATAAATGTTTTGCAAGATCATGCACTTACAGGGGAGGGAGAGATCACGCCCACCCGCATGAAAGCAATCGAAATTCTGCTGAGAAAATCTATACCTGATTTAAGTTCTGTTGAATTATCGGGTGACGCAGACGCGCCGATTGAGTTGAAGGTTTCATGGCTGAAATAGTCATTCCTTACGCGCCAAGGGAGCAGCAGCTTGAAATCCACAACCTGATTGACAACAAGCGCTTTACAGTCGTAGTGGCCCATAGGCGCATGGGCAAGACTGTATCGGCTATCAACCACCTGATTAAAGCTGCAATCCTGAATGACAAGGAAGCGCCTCGCTACGCTTACATCGCACCGACATACGGACAAGCCAAGCGGGTAGCGTGGGATTACCTAGTCAAGTACGTCAAGCCTTTGGGTGGGACTGAGAACATCTCTGAGATGCGGGTGGACTTCATGGGTCGTAGGATTCAGCTATACGGCTCAGATAACCCTGACAGCCTTCGTGGTCAATACTTTGATGGAGTGATTCTTGATGAGATCGGCGACCAAAACCCCAAAATCTGGACAGACATTGTTCGACCTGCACTCGCAGACCGACTTGGTTGGTGCTTATTTATCGGAACGCCTAAAGGCCACAACCACTTTAAAGACCTCAGAGACAGAGCCGAAACAGAAGCCGATTGGGGACTGCTTGAGTTCAAAGCCAGCCAAACCAACGTAATCGCAGAGACAGAACTACAAGCCGCCAAGTCTGAGATGGGTGAGGACAAGTACCTTCAGGAGTTTGAGTGTTCGTTTAACGCTGCGGTTGAGGGGTCTTACTACGGTCAGATTCTTAACGACTTAGAGACAAAGAATCACATCCAAGAGATTCCAAGAGATGACTTGTGCCGAACAATCACAGCTTGGGACTTAGGGATGGGTGACAGCACAGCTATCTGGGTGGCTCAGATTGCAGGCTCAGAGGTTAGGTTGATTGACTATTACGAGAACAACGGGGTTGGCTTGGACAAGTATGTAGCCTGGCTCAAAGAGAATCATTGGGACACAGCAGAGCAAATTCTGCCGCATGACGTACAAGTCAGGGAACTAGGGTCAGGCAAAAGCCGCCTTGAGGTCTTGCAGGAAGCTGGACTAAACGTCAGGGTAGCGCCAAGGATGGGCATAGATGACGGGATTCAGGCTGTAAGACGCTTACTGCCTAGATGCTGGTTCAACGTGCCAAAGGTCAAGGTAGGTTTAGATTGCCTGAGAAACTACCGCCGAGACTATGACGACAAGCGTAAGGTGTTCTTTGATAGACCGTTACATGATTGGTCAAGCCATGCGTCTGATGCTTTCAGATACTTAGCTATCGGCATGGATGAGGGTTCAAGCTGGACAAAATCAATCAATCAAACACCGAAGTGGGTAATATGATGTTAATGAAGCAAGGCGACATTGCAGGAAGTCGCAAAGTAGCAGCACTAGAAGCTAGAATCGAGGCGCTTGAAAATATGGTAAAAGCGCTACAATCGGAGCAACGCCCCAAATTAGGCAGGCCAGCAAAGGTAAAAGATGAGCCAACAGTTACTCAAAGCGATTCTGGACTCAGAGATTGATAACTCAATCGGATTCTTAGAGACAGAAACAACCCAACAGCGCACAGACGCACTATCTTTTTATCTACGCCAGCCTTTGGGCAACGAGGTAGAAGGTAAATCAGCCATCGTTACAGGCGAAGTGGCTGAAGCGGTTGATGGTTGCTTGCCTTCATTGGTTCGCATCTTTTCATCTTCTGATGAGGTGGTCAGGTTTGACCCTCGCGGCCCACAAGATGAAGCTGGCGCTAAACAAGCGACTGAGTATTGCAATTGGGTGTTTATGCGTGATAACGCTGGCATCATCATCATGCACGACTGGTTTAAAGACGCTTTACTTCAGAAGGTAGGCGTAGTTAAGGCGTATTGGGAAGACAAAGAAGACGTTACAAAAGAGAAGTATCGTGACCTGTCTGACGATGAACTAGCGATGCTGTTGTCTGACGAAACGATGGAAGTCGTTGACAAAGACGTAGTAGAGAATGAGATCGTTGACCCTGCTGGCAATCCAGTCTTAGACCAAATGGGTAAGCCCGTGATGTATGCGTCTAACAGCGTCACGGTACAAAAGAAAAAGAAGTCTGGTCGCGTGGTCATTGAGAACGTGCCGCCAGAGGAATTCTTGATCTCCAAACGAGCAAAGAAAAGTCCTGCTGATTCCCCTTTCGTAGCACACCGCCGATTGATTACTCGCAGTGACTTGATTGCAATGGGCTTTGATAAAGACATTGTGGATGGCCTGCAAACGTCTAACTCGCTGACTTACTCGCCTGAATACTTGGCCCGTGTAGCGCCAGGTGAGAACCCTGATGACGGTATCTCTATTGACCCTGCGATGGAAACCATTGAGGTGTTTGAGTGCTACATCACAGCCGACATTGACGGTGACGGTATCGCTGAGTTGCGCCAAGTGTTCTACGCCTCTAACGAGATTCTGAGTGACGAGGAAACAGATTACATCCCATTCCATTCGCTGTGCCCAATTCCTACGCCTCACAAGTTCTTTGGTGAGTCGCTGGCAGATCGCACGATGGACTTGCAGCTAATCAAGACCACAATCACACGCCAGATTCTTGACAACCTGTACTTAACAAACAATGCCCGAGTTACTGCCGTTGACGGGCAAGTGAACTTAGACGACTTGCTGACGGCTACCGCTGGTGGCGTGATTCGCATTAAGTCGCAAGGCGCTGTGCAACAGTTGGCAGTCCAACCAGTAGCGGCTCAGGCTTTCCCAATGCTTCAGTATTTGGACAGCATCCAACAAAAGCGCACAGGTGTGACAGACGCAAGCCAAGGCCTTGATGCTTCTATCCTGCAAAACGTCACAGCCGCCGCTGTTGCTTCTATGCAACAAAGTGCAGCAGGCAAGATTGAAATGATTGCCCGAATCTTTGCTGAGACAGGTGTTAAGTCACTGTTCAAAGGCATCTTGCATCTTCTCTGCAAGTATCAAGACAAATCCCGTATCGTTCGGATGCGTGGTCAGTATGTCTCGTTTGACCCCCGTGAGTGGTCTAACCAGTACGACACGGACATTAACGTGGGTCTCGGTGCTGGCAATCGTCAAGAACAAATGGCAATGTTGAGCATGGTTCTGTCTAAACAAGAGCAGGTCTTGCAGACAATGGGGCCAACCAACCCGCTAGTTTCTTATGGTCAGTATCGCAACACCTTGGGCCGCATGGTCGAAGCTGCTGGCTTTAAGGACTCTGCTGAGTTCTACAAAGCGATTACGCCAGAGCAAGACCAAGCTATGAGCCAGCCACAGCCGCAACAAGAGCAACCAATGCCACCCGAGATTCAGGCTTACATGGCTAAGACTCAGGCAGACATTCAAGCGCAGCAAATGAAGGCGCAGGCTGACATTCAGTTGGCCCAACAGAAAGCCGCCGCTGAGTTGCAATTGATGCGTGAAAAGAACGCTGCACAATTGCAGTTAGAGCGTGAGAAAGCCGCCGCGCATCTTCAGTTGAAAGAAGAAGAATTCATGGCTGAAGCCCGACTTAAAGCAATGAAGGTCGGTGCAGGCATTACTTCTAACATTGAAATACCAGGATAAGGGGTTTATATGCCACTAGGAAGAAGGTCACAGCCAAGTTCGTACTCACCTACCGAACCTCTTACTTATCTTGAGAGTTTAAAGGCGGTCAATCCCGCTGCCTTTGCAAAGATTGAAGAACTTTCTAAATACACTGCAAACGAGGCTTTTGGCGGTAAGTTACAAGACTGGCAAGCGCAGATTCTGACGCCACTTGGCTCCGATATTATTGCAAACAGCAAGACGCTTGATTTGTCAGGTGGTATGCCAGAAGGCGTGAAGCCAGTTGAATCTTTTTACGATGACGGGAATACCGCTCACTATACAACCATTGGATATACAAAAGATTTAGGTTTAGTAAACGGGATTCCAGTTACAGCTAACTATGACATCAATGGCAATGTAACAGGCTACGAGGGCAACTCAGCTTACCGCAATTGGCTTGATGGTAAAAACAGTATCTCGGGCAATTGGGATGCCTCGGGAAGGGCTGAGCCTAGGCAGTACACATCAAGAGGTGGCGGCTTCATCAAAAACACATTAAGCGACATAATGTCAGACCCTATATTGGGTACTGTTGCTACCATTGGGGCTGCTTACTTTGGGCCGCTAGGCTCTGCCGCTTTACAACTTGCCCAAGGCAAAGGTTTAGATGAGGCTTTAAAAGCTGGTCTTTTAACTTACGCTGGTAGTCAGCTTACTCAAGGATTGAGTGGCACAGAAATAGGTGGAGTCAATGGCCCTGACAATATTGACATTGGTGGAGGCTTTAACCCTGCTGCTGGTGCAACCGCCGAGCAACTTGCTGCCGCCCGTGCTGCATTAGAGGGCGCTGTGGTGCAGCCTATTACGTTGTCAGAATTGCCAGTTGGCACACCTCTGCCTAATTTGCCCACAACAACAATTGATGATGTAATCAAACAAGTAGCCAACAGAGCCGATAACATTGATATGGGCGGTGGCTTTAATCCTGCTACTGGCGCAGGAGATGAAATTACTAGGGCTGCTGCTGCCCTTAATCCTGCCGCAGCCGTAAACATTGACACTGTTATAAAAAACATAGCCAATGCAGCCGACAACATAGATATGGGTGGCGGTTACAACCCCGCAACAGGTGCTGGTGATGAAGCCACTAGAGCCGCCGCCGCTGGGAATCCTGTTGTCTTTACGCCAAACGCAGGCGAACCAGTAATCACAGGAAACCCAGACCGTGCTGCTTTAAATAGCAATGAAGGCTATGGCGACACACTAACGTCAGACCAGATCACAAACTATGACAAGGGCATCCTTGGGGCTATGGGTGGTGGCTTAACAGTTGGCAACGCCTTGGACTATTTAAGGTTGGGCACTGTTATAAATGCACTTACTGGCGACCCACTAAAGCTAGTGCCTGATAACAAAGTTGTTGACAATACATTAAAGCCAACAGCCTTTGAGCAGATTCCAATCCCTACCAATTGGAGATCGCCAACTTATGCTGCTGCTGCTGCCCCGATTGATCTCAATTCACTCTTTACAGATCAGAATTTGTTGGCTGGAACACAATGGCAAGGGCTTGTAAACCAAAGGCCAAACTTGACGTTCAATGATATATTTGCCTCAGGTATGCAACGCACACCGATGGGCAACCCAGTAAACATTAACCAGATTGTGAGTGCAATTCTTGGACAAGACACAGCAAGCCAAAAACCTGCTTAACGACCCGTTTTTTCTTGGTGAGATTGAGTTACTGAAGAACGCTGAGTTAAGTGCGATTGTGAATTCTCAGCCACAACAAGTAGAAGAACGAGAATTTGCATATAATCGCCTTAACGCATTACAATCAGTTATAACGCACTTTGAATCAATTGCCGCCACAAGCGAGATTGTTAAGAAGCGCTGGAAAATTCTGTAAGGAAACTTACACTGTGGCACTCAGTTAGTGCTGACAATTTGGGTAAGTA